AATTTTAGCGAACTTAAGAGCCATGATGGTCGGTGCTCCTTCAGCATACATTCGCTTAAGCGGCTGCCATAAACATAAGCAATAATCGACGAATGACTCAAAAAATACTGTTCCGAAGGCTGCATCCTTATTTAGCTCAAGATCTCCTATGCCAGCTTTCTCTCTAGGTGCTTGAGATAGCATAATAAGCATCATGTTAACCTTAACGGCTATAGCCTTCATACGACGGCAAATACCTATTAATCCTTCGTTTTCTCCGTTTTTGTCAGACTTCGATAGCACTCCGATATGGTCAATGACGCATGCTCCAACCTTTTTACCAGTTTGTTCCTGCCAATCAAGTAAATGCTTCTCAATATCGTCAATAGAAAAGTTAATGAAATCGCCAGAATCGGCATAGTTAGATACCACGTGTATTTTGTCATAAAGTGATTCGTTACCATTGCATATAGTTTGGATACGTGCTGCAATTTCTCCCGCAGGTTGTTCCAAACTGAAGAAGAAATTATGGTAGTCCGGATTGTTCTCAGCGAACCAAATAAACGTGTTAAGAGTAAGCGTAGTTTTACCAACACCAGAACCTCCTATAATGCCTATAACCTGCCCTAAACGGAACCCATGGACTGTATCGTCAATAAGTCTATTGCAAGGGAATCTAGTGCCTTTTAGAGCGCTATCGCCTTTCTGAAGGATATAGCGTACCGTAGGCGATGTATCAGCTTTTTGCTTCTCTGTACCTAGCTCAAAGGTCCATATCTTGTCCACGATGCCTTGCGCGTAGCTTGCACGGTGGTGTGGTGCCCTTTGGCTGGCCTTGGCACTGTTAACTAGGACCGACATAGCTTCTTCGCGTGAGAAGCCATTTGCATACATTAAATGGCCTAGTCTAAAGTCGCCCTTAGATCGATCCTCCACGTTACCAGCGAATAGTTCCTTGGCTTCCTTGTTATCCTGAATTAGCTGGCCAAATTTAGCTGGTAAGGTATCATCTATTTCGATTTGAACTTCGTTTATATGAAAGGTTCTATTATAATGCATTACACACCGCTGCTCATCTTCTTGGGTAATATTGGGCAGGAGTTTATCCAGCTGTTCTGAGGTATAAGTAATATCATCTTCTAGCAAAGTCTCACAGAGGACTAAATTATCCCAATTCTTGGTATTTACTGTTCCTGGAAGTCTCATTAACTGGAATAAGGTAGCAATAGAATCATCGGTCTTAAATAAACGCATTAAACGATATTGAAGTCTGAGATAGGTCTGGGCTGTAAGATCAGATACCTTCCAGTATACATGGACGCCATGGCCAGAATCGACTATCTTGGTAGGAGCTATTTCAGAAAGTCCAATTGTTTCGATGAAGTGTTCCTTAGAAGTGTATTTCTTATCTTTAAGGTCACAATCAACAAAAACCCAGTTAAACCGGTCAATATGACTACCATCGACAATAACACCATGTTGATAGGTGCTAGGATGATTAGGCAAGTAGTACACGTTGTAACCTTGAGTATTGTAATCAATGATTTCATCATTTGTAAATTCGCCTTCTAATACTGGTTTAAGTCCTGGATCAGCTTCCCTAGCCCAGGAGGGTAATATCAAACGACATAGCATGGTACCCTCCCGGTTAGGCGATTAATTACTGGTTCTTAGCGGCTTTAGCTTTGGCAAGGATGGCTTGTGTACGGGCCTTACGGTCGGCGGCTTCTGCTGCCAAACGGGCCATTACATCATCATCGCTTTCTTCAGCTTCTTCGGTCTGTTCAGAATCAAATGTGCGCTCGGCTTCGTCCTGCTCAGCTGCAGCCTCCAAAGTCTCGTTACCACCTACGACTTCAATCGTATTGGTCTCATCGAACTGGACTTTGTACTTGTACATTTCGCCATTAGGTGTCGGAACCATTTTATCAAATGATACCTTAACCATGTGGCCGGGCGTTACAGCTTGCATCTTACGGTCCATATCAGTCTTACCCCATACTCCAACATTGCCCTTGGCAGTTTGGAAGATATAGATATACGACAGACCAGACTTCTTCTTCTTATCTTCTACTTGACGGCTACCCAAATAGTAACCTTCAATGCTGGTAGGGTTAGCTTTACCAGTCTTACGGTTCGAACCACCCAAGCTAATGGTGGTATCTGCAGACAGATCCGATACTTCTTTATAGGCCATTTTATAACTCCTTAGTTATTATACTTAATAAATTCGTCTTCTAAACCATCAGTAAAGGCCTTCATCGCATTTGATTCAATTACAAATGCATTATAGGCCAGTAGCGTCCGTTCACTATAAACACCGTCGTTGTGGTGCAGATCATCGCGCATAGCATCGGCAAGGTTAGTAGCAGCCGTCGCATAGCGCATCAGCATTTTTTCTCCGTCATTCATTGGAACCTCCTTGATTATCTTCTATGATTTTATACGCACTGTCAATAGGAATAAATATTCTATCTGGGCACCATACCTCTATTGGCAAATCATCGATATAAGCCGTGGGTTTATCCATGATAATATCGACATATGATTCTAGGCCGAGTGTCACAATAACATCAGCAGCCCATTGATTGCCGCCCTTAGACCAGACTACTACGAAGGCGCCACGTACGTGTTCTTCTTTAAGAATACGTATATTGTTCCAATGTGGAATAACTTTAACATACTTACCCAAATTGACGCAATCCGGTACGGCAATATAGTCCTGGGCGATATCATTGGTATGGACTACCAAAGTGCCGTCCACATCGCAGAAGATAGTGCGATTATTCTTAATCTGTCTCATTTTTTCTCCAATTCTGCAATCCTACTTTTTAATTCTTCGATTTCTAGAATGAGTTTACCCGCAATACGCACAAAGAGAATATCGTTCTTAATTCCCCCTGTTATTCCAACGAATTCGAATAGTTCTTTCACGATTTCATTGATCTGTCTCATTTTTTCTCCCTAGTATCTGTTCCTAAATTACGCTTGTAATATACAGTAAGCATAAGGACGCAAGCACCAGCGTGGCCCAAATGAGATACGCCTGATTCCCTGTCAGTATCCTCTCCTGAAGCAAATGCAGTAACGTGACGCAGACAAGCGGCAATAATACGATGCCAAGCCATACCGCCAGTATAATTGTAACGACCATACTTCTTCTCCCCATACATCATGGCCTTAGCTACTTCATCCAGGAATTCCCTGGGAAGGAGACTAAGGTCTGGTTTTTCATTATCGTGCTTAATACCTTCGGTTTTAATCGTAATGGTGCCATTTGGATTAATAACTCCGGGTTGACCATTGATTGTAGTATTTAATGGTTTAGTAACAACATCGGTGATAACACCGTCTTTTATTGTTACAGTACTTTGGGCGCCAGAATTGTCAGTTTGTGCATGATAAATCAAACCGCCCGGACCTGATCTATAGCTGCCATTGCCTTGGTTATTATTGGCTGCTGCATTCATGGCTTGGGCCATATGGGCTACTCCGTAATGCTCATTGACTAAATCATCAATTTGAGCAGACATACCGTCTTTTACCTTGCACATTTTTACCCTTCCAGTGTTTAAATACTTTAACTTGGTATTGACTAGTAGTCAAGTTTTTAGCATTACCCATATTGTATGCAATAACGCCTCTGTTGATATTATGGTAGCGTTCGATTTGCTTTGCAAGGTATTTTGCTGCATATTCAATATTATTTTGTGGTTCCATAAGCTGCTTTTCAGTGCCCTTAAAACCAAGCATTTTAGCAGTAGCCAATTTGATTTGGCAAATACCAACAGAATTGCCCTTGCCGTCGTGACGGTGGAAGGCCTTCACATTATGGCCCGATTCAATGTAGCAAAGACTGCTTAACAGACCTTGGGGAAGGTTGTTTTGAGCCGAAGCCATCATAAAAAGTAGCATTAGTGTGTTCATACTACTATTATCGGTCACTTCGGCTAAAAACTCAAGTCCGTCTCGTTTTAGACCTTCATTCCGGGACGAAAGTCCACGAAGTATGGTATACCGTATTTGACGATACCAAAGCCAATAGATGAGCCAACCGGATTGGCTGCTGCATATTTAGCGGCTTTAGAACCAACGTCCATAATACAACCCATTTCAGCACCGAATATAGTGCCTTTAAGGACTGAAGTATACGTAATAGAAGCTTTATGCGTATGGCCTTGAATCAAACTCATACCCAATATACGAGACTTCTGGGCTGGTGTGCCGCCTTGTTCGTCACCATGTACGAATAGGATTGGTCCACGTTGTGTCTGAATGATAAGCTTCTCATTCTGAGGTACCCAGGTCCAGCCCTTATAATTAAATACTTGGTCTACATCCTTAAACATCTGGGCAGGGATGCCAGCTTCGATGGCCCTAGCAATGATCCGTACATCATGGTTACCGCGAATAATGGTCATTTTAGGGAACATTTTATGTAGTTTTTTAAGGCATTTCTCAGCTGCCAGAAACTCATCGGAAGGGCTGGCATCGTCGGTATCTTTAGGCCAGCGACTCCAGATCTTCTGATCTGTGAGATCGCCCAAGCATACGACTAAATCTGGCTTATGAATCTTAGACCATCTATGAGCGGCCTCCAACGCTGGCCAGTTAACCCAAGGAGCATGTGCATCAGGAATCACAAGAATCTTACTATACACTTTTTTACTCATTTTATCTCCTTAGTAAAGGGTATATCGTATTTGAGAAGATAGTCAAGTACTTCTTGAGCAGTCTCAATTGAATGCCTACCGATCTTAAATTTATTGCAATAAAAGCATACCAAGCCTCTAACGCGGCCGGTACGATGATTGTGATCTACCGATAGGCGGTTCTTAAAGTCTGATCTAGGACGTTTACATATAGAACACTGGTCGCCATGCTGGTTTATTAGATCATTCCTAATCAGATCAATTTGCTTACGTGAGTAAAGTTTGTTTAACTTTGGCATAATCAGGTAAAGTCCACTTTATTAGGCCATACTTTATCTTTATGGCGTCTTTGGTTCCTACTTTGGGTAGTTCTATCAGCCCATCTACAGTTCGATGGTTCATAGCCTTTGTCACAATCAATTCTATCTAAACTTAAATCTTTGCTAGGCTTAAGTCCCATATCTTCTAAGAAATTAGCAAATATAAACCAGCGCTCGCACACAGTAATGCCTCTGTCGCCATAGTCCTTGTAACCGGGCCTATTCGGATCATAACAACGCCGTTTCATTTCTACCCAGGCTCTATGCTCTGGTGTTTTGTTGAGACCGTGTTTTGTAAAACGTTCCTTAGCAGCTTTAACATTATAACAGCCACATGATTTGGTTCTTCCACTATTAACATCTGCTCCGATAGCCACAAATTGATTGGGACAAAATGGACATTGGAATAAATGCTTCCATTTTAGGTTTTTTGTATACTCTACCCGACTTTTAATAATATAAGGTTTTTTCATACTAATTTGCTATGCCCATTTACTAATTGTACTTCTAGTTTACTTAGGAATAATTGCTTCATATTATCGTCATGTTCTACTACAAATATATTATCATGGCTTAATGATAATTTGTTCAATAGATCATAAGCCTTTGATTTCATTGCGCTATCCAATCCTGAAAGTGCTTCATCGAAGAACAGAGTATCTAGCTGGATGCCATGGTGATTCTGGATGCACTCCATTACAGCCACGCAGAAGCTAAGTTTCAGTATCTGGCGCTGGCCCTTGGATAATTGAGTGTATGCGCAAAGATACTCGCCATTGCGTATTTCGACTTCTAGCTTATCATCTTCTTCCACTTTAAGACTAATCGAGAACTCGCCATCGAAATGCTCAGAAATCAAGTTATTGGTTTTGTGTTCTAGGAATGAGATAGTATCAGTTATTAAAACATTTCTGAATACAGGTATTAAGTCCTGAATCTGTTCTACATCGGCTAGGCGTACATCGGTAGCAAATTTAGAATCTTTTAAAGCATCTATATTAGATTTCAACTGATTAATCTTACCAAGGTCGATATCCCGTTTAAACGGATTCACTTGAGTTCTTAACAGCTTTATTGATTTAAACAGATTTGCATGGTCTTTGGCTATGCCCTTCATGCAGTAGCTGAGTTCCACCAGCTTTGATTGACGTAATTGACCTATATTATCATGATCGCTAGTCTCATGGCCGCAGGTTGGGCATTTCTCACTCTTTACATTGGCTAGGTGAGTATCTATGGCTGTAATATCGGCATTTAACAGTGTGGTTTTGCGTTCATTATTGGCTTTAGAAACTCTAAACATCTTAATAGCTTCGCGCACATCGTCGTTTATGCCCTTACGCCATGCTTTGATTTTATCATCATTGTCCCTGTATATTTCTTCCATTGTATCAAGTTGAGCATTGAGTTTCATGATGCCAGCTTCTATTCGACTGCGACTGCCTAGAAGTAGTTTATGGTTATCCCTAGCCGCCAGAGACACGTTCTTAGCTAATGATAGGTCCACCAGCTGTTCAGTCAATATTCTACGGTTCTTAGCTGTTGTAGTGAAGAATTGGGCGGTTTGGCTAAATTCATGCATGTAAGCACCGGCTAAGTACAAGTCATAATCCATGCCTATTACATCATTTATCATCTTCTGGGTATCGTTTAAGTCCTTACCGCGCCTACCGTCGATGGTTAGATCATTGGGCTTGCGGCTTCTGGTAATACTAATGCCATGGAGCATCAAGGTTCCGGTGGTAGCTTCTTCTGCGTCCCAGGAACGTACCTCATCTACAGCACCACCTTTAGAGGTACGGCCGAATAAGATCCAGGGAACTATATCGCATAGAGTTGATTTACCGGAACCAGTAGGACCGCTAATAAGAGTTAAACCATTGCTATTAAAGTCAAATTCAAGATGCTTATAACTCCCGAAGTTAGTTACCATTGCCTTTAGCAGCTTCATTTAAACTCCTCCATAATACCTTTAGGGCATCTTTAGCGGCGTGTTCTGGTAACTTATCGATTAAGCCATCTAAAATCTCAACTTGGGACAGATTTTTCAGGCCTTCAGTCTCTAGTTTATCGTCATTTGGTATTAAGTCAAGTCTGAAATCTTGTTCGATACCTGTTATCTTGATTACTGCTTCCTTAGTTATGGAGGATACCCATTGTTTAGGTCCTCTAACCTTTACTTGCACTAAATCATTAGGTTTTATTCTATCAGAATACTCTCTTTTACCCTGAGTATATTCAACCGTCACGTGCTTCCTGAGGTTAGTTGGAACAAAGGTCAATGAGCCATCTTCGTTTAGAATTTGGAACCCTTTTTCTGGATCATTAGCTTCTCCAAAGGTCAATGTATACGGATTACCAATATAAGACCACTTGCCATCAAATGGAAGGTCTATATCCTGTCGGCTATGATAATGACCGCTGATGAATCTGAAACTACCAACTTCGTGTTTATTAGCAGCACTTGGATCTT